GTTAGTCTGCATAGTGTTGATAGCATTCTGCCATGCTTCAAACATTGAACGTACAGAGAAATCTTCATCGTTCATTACTGTGATTGACCAATCAGCAAAAGATCTTTCACCAGCAACTTTAATCTTACGACCGAAGTATGGTACTTCAATCTGAGAAATTGTTGACTCAGGAAGTTCTGCTGCTCTACAAGTGAACACTAGCTTTTTGAATGCTTCTGGGTTCAAAGGTAGAGTAGGTGGTGGTGTTACTTGGACTTGGAAGAGGGAGGGGCGTGCGCCCCCCCATGGTAGTCCATTTACTTTAAAAGAGTTAATATTAAAAGCCATCTATTTTACTCCTAGAATATTTTATCTATTTATTAAAACTTACCGATAACTTCAGAGAACTGAACACCAGTTGGGACAGCAACGAAGTTAAGCTGGATAAAGTTAATGCTTCTAGCAGGTTTAATATAGATGTCTCCAACAAACTGATTGGTGTCAATAATTTGTGGAGTGTTATTAGTGTCGTCACATACAACATAGAAGTCCGTAATACCACGACGTCCCTTGATGGTGCGTAGGTATGGTGTTACAAGATTTCTAAACTGTGCTCTAGTGAAAGCATCATTGAACTCGAATAGCTGATATTTCGCAGCAGTAGCAATTGCCTTCTCAAGAACAATAAACAATCTGCGAACGTTAATACGATCGAATGCAGATGGCTTATCCTGAAGTGTCTTATCTCCATAAAGAACAGTTCCCTGTCCTGGGAATGTTACAACAGGGTTGATGCCGTTGTTATAGAGAACGTCACGTTCAGCCTTGCGTGGGTTAAATGCTAGTTTCACAAGGTTCTTGATATGACCACGGTTGAAACCAGCTGGTGACCACCAAGCGTCATTTGTAGTATCTGTTCTTGCGCAGATACCAGCAATGTCACCATTTAGTGGGACCCAACGATAAACGTCATTGTAACGGTCATACTGATACTTATAACCTGAATCCATGATAGCATAAGAAGAACTGTTTAGAGCGCCTCTCCATGCCTTTAGATCCACAGCTTCATCGCCGACGTTATTAAGAACAGTTGATCTTTCTGGAGATACTAGAACAACACAATCTCTTCTAGTTTCTGCTAGATTATCAATCAAGTAATTAGCTAGTTGATAACCTGATACTGTTCTACCACCAACTGAAGTAGTTCCACCGACTGGCTTTCCTTGGATAACCAATGAGATGTCAATGTCTTCAGCTGACTGGAATAGGTCATATGCTGCACCTAGAATGCCAATTGTAGCTGTTGATTCATTTAAACCATCAGCACCAAGCGCAAAAGTGATATTTGCAGGGGCAGAAGAGGAGGCCGATACAACGTTTAGAGCAGTTGCCGATGGAGCGCTACTACGATCGTTTGCCCAACGGATATAATTAGAATTCTGGTTAATTATATCTTTGTAGTAGTTACCTGTACCGTCGTTGTTCTTACCATCAGTAGCACGTGATAGACCCTTATAAACTTCAAGAATTGTTCCTGGAGTTCCAGAGAATTTACCACTATCGTCAACAACTACAACATGAAGTTCGTCTTGTGCAGAAGTATTACCGTTATAAAGAACGTAATCTGACTGACCAGGAGCAACGTCAACAACGTTAAAGAATTCCCAATAACGCTGAACAGTGTTAGTTGTGAAGTTAGTTCTTAGTCTATATGGATCTTCAAAATCAATCTGAACTACTGTAGTGTTTGCAACTAGAGTTGCATTAGCTCCAGAAGTGTAAGATATATCAATCTCGTCACCAAATGGTGTTAGAGATAGTTTTAGACCTGAAGAATTAGCCTGAATGACGTTATAGTTAATACCCTGAGTCAAACCAGTAATCTGGCTATTACCAGCAGTGTTAGAATAGTTAACAATATCACCATTTGAATAAGGATTATTCGCAATAGTAATAAAGTTAGTATTGCTAGAAACGTCTAGACCGCTGAATCCGATAGTTGAAGTGTTAATGTAGCTTGCATTGCTTCCTACAGAAACTTGTTTGACCATCAAATACTGCTGATTGATCGAACTGTTACCAGCTAGGATCTGATCGCCGCTTGCTAGTTTAGAAGCAACACCGTTTGCAGCAGCATTTGTAGTGCCAGCAAACTTAATTGTTGCAACGTTTGAACCAAGGCGGAATTCCATTAGAGCGTTTGCAGTTACACCGCTACCACCAACATTTGCGCCAATTAGAGCAACGTTTGAATTGAAGCTGTCAGCATTATCGCAGATACCAATTCTTAGAGAATTACCCATGTCTCCAGGGAATCTTGCAACGTAGATAACGTCTGGATCGAAATTGCCATCCTTATCAGCATAATCATTATCATTCTTTACAATCTGATTAACAAGGTTAGCAACAAAAGAATTAGCGCCGAAAGCGGCTGAATTTGGTTCCATAGCAACAGAAGTATATGCTGAAACAGGATCGGCAAAATAGAAACTTACGCCATTCTGAGAAGCTGTTACGTTGCTTGAAAGTGTTACAGAACTTGAGTTCTTAGTAATAACTGAAATAGTTGATAGAACGTTAGTGTTTACTGAACTGTTACCAAATGTAATGTTAGCGTTTGAACACTGAGTTAGATACATACCAACTGTGATTGCAGTTGTGCTAGAAAGCAATAGAACGTTGTTTGCGCCAGATGTATTACCTGAAACAACTGGAGTTGCACCAGTAACGTCAGCAGCACGTGAAACCCATAGACGGTTTGTATATGATAGGAAGTTAGCAGCTGTGAAAAATGTTTCGCCGTTGAAGTTGGTTGGTTTACCAAATCTAGAAACTAGTGCATTTTCAGAGTCTACTAGAACTCTTTCTCCGATTGGACCCCAACGGAAAACGCCAGCAAAGGCGCCATCGGTTGTGGCGACTGAAGGAACGACTGTTGTAAGGTCGATCTCAGATACATTTACTCCAGGTGATAGTTGGAAAGCCATTTATTTTTCTCCCTTTTGCGAGAACTTACAATTATGAATTTTTTATATTTATAAAATGAGCTTTTTTAGAAGTCCTGCGGTTGGTTCCACATCCATGAATCACCTACAAATCTCTCATATTCTTCTTCTACAAAATCATCCCTTCCGGAATCCACAAACCCAAACGGAGCAAGATCCTGCTCAATGTCATCCTCAGTTTTATCTCTCAATGACATAAGAGTGTTGATATTGGTATAGTCTTTAAAATACTGTTGGTCTGATAGCCAAGCAAAGAGAACCAAACACATGACCAAGTCATCATGCTTTCCTGGCTCGGCTTCATACGAAGTTCCCTTTTTAGAAAAGGTTCCCAATTCGCTAATAGTGTTTATATCATTCACAACGAACTGGTTTTGCTCTATGAGCAGTTTTAAAATAGAGCAGCCGATCGACTTAACAATTTTAGTAGTTCGGACACCCTTATCAACGCTTCCTCCGCCGAATCCAGTAGTAATTCTCTTTCCGGATCGGCCAGCGTTTTCGGTGAACAAAACATTCTCATACCCAAAATCATAATTCAATGAAGTTGAAACCTGTTCACCAATATCATTAACCTCGACCAAAACAGAGGCATTATTATATGCCTTGGCTGTTCTGTGTATAATATCAGCATAATCAAGTGGTGTGATAGCATTATTCCTATAAACCCCGACCTGCTGATATGGCATGGTTGTAACATCTACCAACTGGAAGGCTGAATAATCTAACCCCTTACCACGAGAAACGTCGCAAACCATCATATAAACGTGATTCGGTTCAACCGCCCGGAACTGCGTCAAACCATCTTTTTGTAAGATGGGGTTAGAAGAAACTAATTCTTTGAGCTTCCAACCAGCAATCAGGGTGCCTGACGAACCCAAAAATTCGCAGTTATATTCCTGATCGAACTTCTCGAGGTCAAAGTTCATACCAGCCAGAGTATCTTGCTTCCACTTTTCATCACGACCAGGAACTGCTTGCCAATTAACTAGAATTGGATGATAACCGTTAGTGCCTTTTTCGGCATTGGCCCATGTAGCGTGGAAGTGATTCAAACCGTTTGGAGTGGAAACCAGAATAATCTTTGACTCCGAACCCGAAGAAATAGTAGGATAAACCGAAGTGAAGAATTCATCCCAGTTATCAATGAACGCCGCTTCGTCGATGAATAGAAGGTTGATGGTATAACCACGGATGGCGCTGGCAGAAGTAGCAGCAGCCAAAACACGGCTGTTATTTTCTAGAACGAATGAACCCTTGTTCCATTCAACAACACCCTGCTGTAGCCATTTAGGTAGATGCTGGTAGGCAAGCTGGACACGACCAAGAATTTCTCGAGCCGTATCACCCTTATTGGCCAGTAGAGCAACAGTTTTGTCTGGATGAAAAATGATATACCAAAGGATAAACGCACAGGTTGTAGTAGACTTACCAGCCTGTCGGGCAGTAGTAACGATAGAATAACGATTATTTTTAAATGAAGTTACCATTTCTTTCTGGTAACCATACAATTTAAAACTTGTCAGACCCTCATTAATTGAGATGATCTTCATATAGTTTTCAGTGAAATATACAGGGTCATTCTGACATTTGATATACTCCTGAACAAGTTCCGGAGTCCATTCAATGTTCTGATTAGTTTTCTTTAGAAGAACATTACCCTTATAACCACCCACCAACTCATTCATTGTTCTTCATATCCTTAAGAACTTTTTGTAATTCTGCTGTAGAACCTACGAATAAGTTATTATTAATGGTTTGTGCTTTTTCGCTAATTGGTGAGTCTTTTGCATCAATTTCACGGATCTTAGACTGAAGCTCTAACAACTCTTTATTAGTGCTTACTACTGTATCCATAAGTTTAGCTAAAACTTCGAATGCACGTGGGTGCTGAGACTGACTGGCAATCTCAGATAATTTATCTATTGCTTCTTGACCTGTTGAGATTACTTCATACAGATTAGCTCTTGCTGATTCGAAATCGTTTCTTGCAGAATCATCATGAGCCTTAGCAATAATATTATCGATTTGTTTTTCATATTCCAACGCTGGTAAATTTACCTTTTCGTTGTCATCATCTTCATTTATCATTCAATCTCATCAGTGTTGTAGATTTGAGTTATGAAACCATAATCATCATCAGAATTTACTTCAATATAAGGAACAGTTCCTGTATTGGCGTTTGGACCACCAAAGTAATTTATAGGGTTACCATTAGCGTCTAATCCAGGTTGAACTGTTATCTTTTCTGCCATTGGGGTCACACCCTTACCTTCAGCGGCAGTGTTTGTTGAAGGTATATAGAATTGTGTTCTAACAAATTTAATGATCCCAGAAGATTTGATAGGACCATAAAGATAACCTTTAAGAACAAAATCTAGCTGCCAAATAATAGCTCTTCTCTCAGAATAGGCGCCCTCATAAGTGTCAGAATAGCTGATATTATTCAATATGATTGGAATATCCATGGTAACATTAACCTCTGGGATTAGGTTACATGTTGTTGTCCAATCTGGCGTAAAGTATGGAAGAATCTGTTCAATA